TGGTATACCGTTAAAATATTTACATTGAAGCAAGATTTAATATATCAGAAATAAGTTTAATCTTACTTGAAGAAGCTTGGTTTGCAGCTATACCAACTAGTGGAATAGTAAAGTCCATGCCATTTGAGTTACGATATAACTGCTCTTTCCGTAACATCATAGAATCATATATTACTTTATGGTAACTAATAATTTCCGACAAATTTTTCTTTCTTTTAAAGACTTTCTCAAATATGTATTTATAATAAAGATAATACATAATCAAATGCGTTCTAGGTTGACCTAAGCTTGGCATAACATCATTTAAAAAATCGAGAACATCGGAATCACTTGAATATGACTTATTCCATGGCATGAACGCACGCTCTAAAGCATTTTCAGTTGGAATAGCAGGTGAATCATCTACAACAACGTATTTATAAAAACAAGGTAAAAGTGATGTGTTTAAACCGGAAGTAGATTTATTAACTAAAAACTTAACACGCATGCCAAGTATGGAGGCTCGCTTCGTAAATTCATTAATAAATCGCTTAATATGTAAATCTTTCTTAAAGCAAGCTATATCAAAGTCATCTCCGCCAACGACGAAGTTCATTTTTGCAGCATTGATTTGCGCAGTACAAAACGCCAATGCAATCATATTAATAATAGTACCAATTAGATTAGTAGATTTGACACCTGAAGGCAAACCGTTGAACGCCCGAATAACATCACCGCCTGGAATGTAATAGTCCTTAATGCCTACACAATCAAAAATCGCGCGAAAATGGTTATCTACTTCACGATCATCTAAATCATAGAAACAGCGTAAAATTGACACTGCAGAAATAATTATATTAATGTAAAGTGAAGCATCAAACCTTTTCCAGTCACCCTCAAAAACGGTTTTAGCATCAGAGAAACTACGCTGTAATCTTTCGTAATCTAAAAATGAATTCCCGATGTAAACAGGGCCACTTCGTTTTTCTTTAAACAATTCTGTGATTTGGTCGGTCCAAGGACCACTAGTCAACTCTGTATGAAATTCAGGCATGTGAACAACCCTACTAGCAGCAGTCTCCTGCTCTTCATATGTAAAGTCGCGCTTATTTCGCGCGCCAATAGTATATAAAGAGGGAAAGATGTCATTCCTAGAAAAATTTCCCTTTGCAATGCGATCCCATCGAACTTCAGCTAGCTCTAAAGCTTCCTCTAGACAATCCTTCTTTTTATTTTTAAGACCATACTGGTCATAAATGAAACCAGGGTATGTCTCTTTGTTATAGTGTGAAAAAAGCATATCACCTTTTTCACATTTTGCAAGAGTTTCAATTTTAAGTTTACGCAACACAATACGAACTGCATTGTGAAGTTTCTTTTGAACTTTTGCTGAAGGTAAAGAGCAGAACTCTGTATTATTCTCTGGTATTAATTGCTGTTGTAAG